ATGAACCGAACTCGGTATTCGTCATTTCATACTTAACTCGCTTAAACACAAGACCCTCTAAATTGGCTTCCTTGAGCCAACCTTCATCTAAGAGGTGTCCGTGAACTATTGCATATATTTCTTTATTACTTAAGTTAGGATTTCTCTCCATAACTTTCTCTATTCTTTGTTTCATCATTTTCTTTGGCATTTTTATTTCTCCATATTATACAACTTGTTTCTTTATCATAACCGACTTCTTCAAAATAACTACCCAATATGTTAGTTAATTGTCTAAAGGTCAAATCGGTTCTTTGAGAGGATTGTTGTAACATCCTATCATAAATTTGATTAGTAGTTAGTTCGTCGTCTGCTACTATTTTTATTAGTTTGTTGATTGCTCTCTTTTTACCTGCACGAATCTTCATTTAAAATCACGCTCCCTTTTAGCATATTTCTTAACTTCACTTTTTGTAAAGAGGGGTCTGCTTGGCATTCGACCCAACAATGTTGTTGCATAAGCAGAATGCTGATTCAAAGGCTTTTCACACTCGCACACATCATCTATGTGTTCGACCTTTACATCAAAACCCGCATCTTTCTTATTCCACTTTTTGTTGTGTCCTTGTTTTATTTTGTTTCCACAATCGTAGCAATAACCCATCAAAAATCACCTAATGTTGTTTGCTTGACTTTGGAAACGGGCTTCGCTTTACGAACCCGCTTCTCGCCCAAACCTAAAAGGCGGCACTCACTATTATTTAGTTTGCTTTTGGCAAACTTCACAAACTCTTCATCCTTAGTCAATTGTTTGAAAATTCTCTTATCTGCATTCTTTATTCCTAGCCGTCTTAACAACGAAGGAACTTTAGAATACTGCTTTCTAATCGGCATATTCATTCTTCCATAGAATCTACCATCATAAACATAAGCAAGCATTTCATAGAAGTAATCTTGCGACCATCTTCTTCTAACTCTACCATCAACAAACAATAACTTATTGGGATTTGAGTTTACACATAACCAATTCATTAGTTGAGTATCGGAAGGTTTGTTCACCTTCAATACCTTACAAACTAAATCTCTATCAGTCTCCTTCAAGAAATAACTTACAAGACTAAAGGTATCTTTCTGTAATGAGAAGGGTTCTTCACTTCTTGGAGCAATCTCCTGTATTGAATCATACAAGTGTTTAGTAGAACCTGCTCTTTTTATTTTACACAAAGCCTTGATTTCTTTTGGAATGTTCTTTTCATTGAGGGATGTCATAATCAACTCCCCTCTATACCGTCTAATTATATTCAATATAGCATCTTTCTGTGCATTATAATGTATATCTTCTATAATAAGTCCATTTTCAACATTAAGTGAATTTGCGTCTATTTCAATTTCATTCGCAAATAACACTGTAGCATCTGGAAGCATCTCTTTTGCTTTAGTCGTCTTTCCTGTTCCTGTCTTTCCTGTAATTATTATTGGTCTATTTTTATTCATTGTGGTTAATCCCACTACATCAACTCCTTTAATTTGAATAATTCTTCTAATCCTTCTAATTGTAAATGTCTACCTTCTGCAACTATTCTAGTTGCTTTTCTAAAGGAATCCATTTCTCCTTTTGCATCGGGTAGTGATTTACAGAAGTTCTGTAAAATATACACTATGTTCTTAATGCCGCCTATTTTCAATATAGGTCTAGGTCTTTTTTTACTCTCTTCAAGAAATAACCTACTATTTATTTCATGTTGAAGTAGGCTTCTTTGTAGAGCAGTTAGGAACGCTTCTGTTCCCCTAACGCTTATTTTTAATTTAACTCTATATCCTATCTGCAATGAGTTATTTCTTTCTACTATTATTTCTGTGTTAGCGATAGATAAGAAAATTCCTGTTAATGTATCTCTACTAAACATCGGATTCTACCTCACAAAATCCAACATATTCACTATCTACTTTCATGTATTCTAATCCTTCATGTAATAAATATCTAATGAAGTCTTCGTGTTTCTTAAAAGAACCACCTAATATTATATTCAAGTTGATATTCTCTTCTCTATTAAATATTTTAGCAACATCTTCCGGTTCTTCACTTTCTATGATAACCATGTTCTTTTCAAAGTCTTTCACTAGTTCTACCTCCGAGTTTACTCTTAAAGCCACGAAGAGTCCTTTGGTTAAAATAAACAACTCTTCTTCGCTAATATCGGAATATGTGGCAAAGGTGAATATAGATGCTATTCCATATTTATCAACTAACTTTTCTACTTCTTTGGGTCTATTCATATTAAATTCTCCACATCTTCTATCGTATTTATATCAGCAACAAACTTATCGTGTCGTATTCTTTTACATCGTGGGAATCTTAGCCCATAGTTACCCTTTGAATCTTGAGTAACCAAGTCTGCTGATACTTCTAAGACAACTCTTGGTAATAAATTATATGTGCCATTACTATAAGTCTCTACATTTTTTCTAAGTTCGTTTG